CAAATGTAAGATCCTTTTTAACAATATTACATGTGTAACAACATGGTTTAACATTACTGAGTGTATATTCACGTTTTGTACTATCCACTCTATCTAATCCTATTCCTTCATCACTCTGAAATCCACATAGATAGCATGGCTGTTTAATGAGATTTGTCCATTCTTCTTTTGTAATATGAAATGGTAAATTTCGTGTAACCTCAGCATGTTTCTTATATTTTGAATAACATCTTGGTCTAGATATATAATATTGTTTCCATTTTGTGTAAAAGTCTGTTGATGGCATTTCAAATCCGCTTATAATCTTACATAATTCAATAAAGAATAGTGGATGGAATGACCATTTCATCATATTACAAGTTTCACAACATGGTATACAATTATCTTTTTCGTATCCTATACTATTGTTAAGTCTATCTATTCCATTGACTTCGTCTTCTTTAATATAATGACAATAATAACACTCCGATAATACCATTGTTTTGAAATCATTAAATTTTAGAGTCATTGTATGATCTCTTTTTATAGCACTTGTAATATAGGATTCGTAATATACAATCATATTTCTGAAATGTTCGTTTTTATAATTACGAATTCTATTAGAACGTTTATCGTCTTGTAATTTACTATAATTATTACATTCTTTGCAAATTGTGCTTAATTTATTATAACGCGTTTTAAATTGTTCATAGTTTTTTCCACAATTTACACATAGTTGATTTATATTTAGACATAATGTTTCTATAATATTATGAGTTATTAGTCTTTCATCTCTTAGTTCTTTTTCTCTACTATATGATTTCTCTCTACAGTTATGACATTTTGTGTAAGCATCTTTACAGAGTGTAAAACATCCTCTATCTATATCGCAATACTTAATGTTCTTTTCCTTTTCTTCGTCTCTATATACATCTCTGCTATGTTTCTTACAGTATTTATCACCTGTTGTTTTAAATTTACACATATTATGACTACATTGAATAGTCTTTTTAGACAATTTAGACTTACATCCTTCACACGCTCCCTGGGTTTGAACAATTGTGTTACATCCACGAAAGAAGAACCTACACGGTATCTTATTGTCCTTTACAAGTTGTGAATAAGCGTAATGACGTTGATGTCTGTTACAAAAGCTATTCTCGGAGGGTGGAAATTGGCATTTTTGCCCTTTTCGTTTCCCTTCCAAAACAGTTGCTATGCATGTCTGCATTTCCTAAATGCTGGCATTCATTAAATTTAATAGTTATCAACTTTTCACAGAAAATTTGCCTACTGTGTTTTTATAAAAACAATACAAATAAAATTCCACGACGGAATTCCACTGTAAATGTTTAGTTGGAATAGGCAAGGCCACCCATGCCACTCATAATACGTAAAACGTTATAGTTAACGGCGTACACGCGGACCTGGGCAGACAGCACGGAGCCAACGGTGTTGTTGGACAGCGTGAGCAGGAGCGTGGCGTTATCAATACGGGAGAAGTTGCACGTGCCGCTGGGCTGGTGCTCCTCGGGCTTGAGCGCGAAGGAGTACACGTTGATGCCGACGGCGGGGATGTTGGTGTGGTGCTGGTAAGGCTGCACCAAGTTGAAGTAGCGGCCCTCGCGCTCCGTGAAACGGTCGTGGCCGTTGAGCTGGATCTTGGCCGTCACGACAGGGTTGTAGCCGGCCATGCCCTCAACGCGGGTCACGGAGTAGCCAGACTCCAGCACGGAGCGATCCCACCAGTCGGAGTAGTTGAACGGCTGCTGGCCCTTCCAGGGGTTGACGACGGCGTCGTCGCAGCTGACGAACGAGTCGCGCTGGACAACCCACACGAGCTCCTTCGTGGGGTGGTTGAAGTTCAGCTTGATCTTGTTCGCGGAGGACGTCACGGACTCGCCGCCCGTGAACTGCAGCTGCTCGATCAGGTACTCGTGGGAGACCTGGGCGAAGCGGCGGCGCTCATCCGTGTCGAGGTAGATGTAGTCGACGTACAGGGACGCGGAGACCAGGCCGGCCTGGGCAACGCGGTCGCGGATGGCGTGCGTGTAGCTGCCGGCGGACGAGAAGTCCCAGCAGAGGTTCTGGAGCTCCTCAAACTCGAGCCAGACCTTGACCTCGTGGTACTGGAGGGCAATCAGCGGCAGGGCCAGGCCAGGGTTGCGGTTGAACCAGAACTGGAAGGGGATGTACAGCGTGTACTCCGGCGCGCACTTCGCGACCTCGGCAGACGCGTTGGGCTCCGTGTTGGAGACGCACTGGGCATCGCAGTCCTCGCCGCCCTGGACCAGCAGGTTCACCAGCGCGGGCACGTTGCCCACCATGTCGGCATAGCCCGCCTGCTTGCCGGCCTCCTGCGTGAGCTCGTTCCAGATCTGGAGCCAGTCACCGTAGTGCTTGTCGATCTGCTGACCGCCGATCTCAATGTACACGTTGTTGATGAGGTTGTGGCCGACCCAGTTGAGCCAGCGGAACTGGGCGCCCGAGCCGTCCGAGGACTGGAGGCGGACCTGGGGTAGCGTGGCCTGGAGGTACACGCGGTGGATCAGATCGCCGTTGCGGCTGATCGTGCACTGCACCTTCTTGCCGAAGTTCGCCGAGCCGTTGAACGTCTGCTCAATGGACTCCATGGCGAAGTTCGTGTGGCGGCGGTACACCACCTTGAAGAAGGTAATCTGGGGGTTGCCCGTTAAGTAAATATCCTGCGCACCATAGGCGACGAGCTGCATTAAACCACCGGAGCCCATTGTTGTTTATACCTCCTCCCGAGAAAATAATTTTCGGAAACTCCGGGAATTAAATCCTGCGTCCGCAGCAATAGACAAATGTTTTCTACCATCTAAACAATCTTTCTACAGTGGATTAGTATCAAAGTACATATGTCAGATAATCTCTTATCATTAGATTGTCTATTAAAACCTCTTCCTATAGAGGAAGGCACACAAAATAAGACTCAGAAAACTCCTGATACTGCTAAGACACTAGAATCCTATCACAATCAACAAATTAGTAAACTACGCGAAGAAAAATCACATCTAGCACAACTAAAAAAGGACCTGGCAGATAAAAAGGCACGTATGATTATAGTAGAAAAAGAGTTTAATGGACCAAGTCTTATTGTAAATGCAAGTGATATTGCCATCCTGACCAGTCGACAAAAATTAGAATCTGAAATTAAATCATTAGAAGAACAGATACGTAGTATAAAAGATGGTACAAATGAGTCTGATTATTTCTTGCGTGTAGGTGATATATTATTTTCTTATTCAGATGCACAAGGTCGCATTGCTACAGGTGAAAAGCCTATGGATGATTCGTCATCAAAAAAAGGACGTACACCCACAAACAGTGTTTATAGTTATTTTTCATCCGATGCTACTACGGAAAAGGCGTCTACTGTTATAGTTGATTCTCCTAAGGAACCTAAAAAGGCGTCTCACATTCAAAATGATATTGGTTTTAAGCGTGATAAGGCATTAGAATCCTATTTAAGTGCATTAAATCCTGATAGCATTCAACATGAAAATACGGTAGCGTCAAGTATTACTGAAGATTATGGCACATGCCCTATTTGTGACACTGAGATGTTCTTTAATGAAACCTTTTTGGATTGCCCAGGATGTGGATACCGTGATTGTATATTAATAGATTCTGAAAAGCCATCCTACAAGGATCCGCCGCGTGAAATGTCCTATTATGCCTATAAGAAGATTAACCATTTGAACGAATGGTTAGCACAGTTTCAGGCCAAGGAAACAACTGAGATTTCTACTGCTGTACTTGACCAGATTCGTGCTGAACTGCGTAAGGAACGTATTACAGATATGAGCAAGCTAAAGCCGTCGAAACTCAAGGAAGTCATTAAGAAGTTAAAGTTAAATCGTTGCTATGACCACGTAGCTCATATATTAAATAGATTAAACGGTATTTCAGCACCAGTATTATCACGTGAAATTGAGGAAAAGTTACGTTTTATGTTTAAGGAAATTCAGTTTAGTTTTGTAAAGCATTGTCCTAAGAAGCGTAGTAATTTCTTGTCATATTCATTTGTATTGTATAAATTTTGTGAACTATTAGAACTTGATGATTATTTACAGTGCTTTCCATTGCTGAAAAGCCGAGAGAAGTTATATATGCAAGATAAGATTTGGCAAAAGATATGTGAAGATATGGGTTGGGAATTTATACGCACTGTATAATATGACGAAAACTATAAATAACTAAGAGTATACTATTTTTTTTAAAAAACAAAAGATAATAGTATAAAATGGCGTCCTTATTTGCGAACATGTTTTCAACAGAGGATATTGACTATATATTAGCACTTCCCGAAGTTATTGCTGCTCTATCAAAACTAACTACAACTACCGGCCGAGTCTATTTTACTATTCCGCTAACCGAGACTATACGTACTGCCCTAAGTACCCGGCTTGGCCTGGACCTATCTAATGTGTCTGAGATTCCTATGCGATGGATACAGGGTGATACATTGCCGCACGTAGATGCTGGCTCTAAAGCGTTTGAAAATACATATTTAGTGTATCTTAATGATTGCCCAGGCGAACTCGTAGTTGATACAAACTCATATCCTATTACGGCAAATACTGGAGTTATATTTAGCGAGGGTTTATCACACAAGACACTCAATACGGGTATTGCCCCACGTCTATTGGTCGGCCCAATGAACGAGTTTGCAGGCCCAGTAGGTTCTCCTGCTGTTTATTTCCCAACAGAAAATGATGCACTCACTGGAAACTACGGAAGCGCAGTATATGTTAGTGGGAATTATGTTATTCCAAGTCTCCCTGGTTATAGTTCATGGAGAATTGCTAGTAATAGCTCTGGCTCCTCACCGCAAAATATAGTGTATAATGTTGGTGATGTGCTTAATAGTGACGGATCATATAACCTTTTCCCACAACCATCCGCAGTTTGTTTTGTAGAAGGCACACGTGTGTTAACTCAAAATGGCTATAAACCCATTGAAAAATTACTACAAAAAGATTTAATCGTAACATCTGATGCTCGGACTGTAGATTATGTACTAAAGAAGATACCTTTTCCAGTTACAGATAAGGCATCGGCTCCTTATCGGATTGAGGCTGGTGCCTTTGGTGCGAATAAACCTTCCACAGATATTTGCCTTTCACCAACACACAAAATTCAGTTACGCAAGGGTG